GGTGACACCGATTTCTCAGGTAAAGGCGGAGTAAAATTTGCAGCTACTGAGAAGTTAGGTGTATATGGAGAAGTATCTTTTGCAACTGATGATACTGCTGATACAGCTTACGGCACTAAAATAGGTGCTAAATATAAATTCTAAGAAAAAAATTATGGGACATCAATCTAAAACGGGGTTCGGAGTAGCTAACCCTGTTCCTTATTCACCTGACTCAAGGTTAAAGGATCTAGACACTACGCCTAGTGACTCACAACCTCCCGGAGTAGATGAAGAACCAATTGATTACAACTCTCTCGAAGAGGCTCTCACGAGTTAATGAATTATGGATAGTAGTTTTCATGCTGCTATCCTTTTTTATATTTATTGAAGGTAGTCATCTGAACTACCACAGGGAAGAAGCACCTCAGTGTCGGACTTCTTCCTAATTGGCTTTTGCCCATGGCATGTGTTACCAAGGTAGCACCGAGTGGATACCATTAGCCGTCTAGACGGTGGGATAGACCACGCAATTAAGCGCGAAAAATTTACTTAAGTAAGAAAGTTAAACATACAATCTTTTAATTAACAATGGCCCAACAGGCAACGACTGCCAATGCCAATGGACCGATTTGGGGTGGTGCTGACAATGGTGCAGATACCACTACTACCGCGAGAAGAGCCCTCTATTTAAAGCTATTCTCTGGTGAACTATTCAAAGGATTCCAACGCAATACAATTGCAAGGGATCTTGTTACAAGACGTACCCTAAAGAATGGTAAGTCTTTACAGTTCATCTACACAGGTAGAACCAAAGCCGAGTTCCATGTTCCTGGACAGTCTATATTAGGTAACGACGAGAAGTCACCTCCAGTAGCAGAGAAGACCATCACTTGTGATGACCTCTTAATCTCTAGTGCTTTCGTTTATGAATTAGATGAAACACTTGCACACTACGATTTACGTGGTGAAATCTCTCGTAAGATCGGTTATGCATTAGCCGAAAACTATGACCGCAGGATCTTCCGTGCGATCACAAAGGCTGCTAGACAGCCAGCACCAGTCTCCATGACTAACTTCAAGGAGCCCGGTGGAAGTATTGTTAAAGTTGGTGCTGCTAATAGTACTGCTGCAACTGATGCTTATGACTCAGCTAAACTAATAACAGCCTTCTATGAAGCTGCTGCTATTCTAGATGAGAAAGGAATCAGTGGTGACGGACGTGTAGCTGTATTAAACCCAAGACAATACTATGAGTTAATACAAAACGTTGGAACTAACGGTCTAATCAACCGTGATGCTCAAGGTTCTGCACTACAATCCGGTAACGGAATCATTGAAATAGCTGGTATCACCATCTACAAGTCAATGAATATTCCATTCCTCGGAGACTATGGTGTTAACCTAGCCAACTTACCATCAGGTGCTGTGTCTAATATCAACGAAGCTGGCTCTAAGGGCTCCTTCATTGGTGAAGATATGGATGACCAAGATGCTGCAACTACTCCAAGTGGACAGAAGACCGTTAATAACTACGGTACTGCTGCTAAGTTTGGGGGTTCCTGTGGACTTATCTTCCAGAAGGAAGCTGCAGGTGTTGTAGAAGCTATCGGACCACAGGTTCAGGTAACTTCTGGTGATGTGTCAGTGGTTTACCAAGGAGATGTTATTCTCGGACGTTTAGCAATGGGGGCAGATTGGTTAAATCCTGCTGCTGCTGTTGAACTCGTAGCTGGAATCGACGTATCTTCTAACTGGAATAATACTGCTGTTTCTAACGCAAGCTTCACATAAGCTTATATTTTTATTCAATATATGGGGAGTCTTCGGGCTCCCTCTTTTTTTATTTATGGCTTCCACAACAGTTGATACCGATACCGAACTATCCGCAGTTAATTCTATACTGGGAGCTATTGGTCAATCTCCTATCAGTGTCCTAAAAGACCCTGTAACAGGAGTAGTGACTAATGCAAACCCAGAAATAGCATTCATATATAATCTATTAAGAGATGCAAATGTTGATGTACAAACAGAAGGTTGGCACTTCAACACTGAGAAACATGTAACTTTTACACCAGATGCAACTACTGGTAAGATAATTATTGGTAGTGATATACTTAAAATGGATGTTACTGATGGATGGTCAGTAAGGAAATATGACGTAGTAAAGAGGAATGGAAAATTATATGATAAGTTTGATCATACAGATGACTGGTCAGATGTAACAGAAATACTTTTAGATGTTACATATCTAATACCATTTGAAGATCTACCTACACCGTTTCAAAGGTATATAACATATAGAGCAGGGAGAGTAGCAGCTACACAATTAGTAGCTAACCCACAACTAGTACAATTACTAGCACAGAATGAAGCATTCTCTAGAGCAGCTCTGTTAGAATATGAATGTAATCAAGGTAATCATAGTATGTTTGGATTCCCAGAGGATTCAGTATATACTACATATCAACCTTGGAGGAATTTACCAAGATAATGGCAAGCATAACCCAAACAATACAAGACTATATAGGCGGTATTTCTGAACAATCAGATCAGAAAAAATTACCCGGACAAGTAAGGAGTGTAGTTAATGCTATACCAGATCTAACTTATGGGTTATATAAAAGACCGGGGACAAAAAGAATAGGATCAGCACCATTAACTAATGTACAGAGTAATGGTTCATGGTTTCATTACTACAGAGATGAAACTGAAGGATCATATATAGGTCAAATAGCAAGTGATGGTAAGATTAGGATGTGGAGTTGTGTTGATGGTACTGAAAAGAATGTATGGTATCATACAGATAACAGTGCATATGATGGAAGTAATTCTAATCATACATCTATAACTTCTTATCTTACACCTAGTAGTGCTACTAATACAGAAGATTTACAAGCTTTAACTATTAATGATACCACATTCTTAAATAATAGAACAAAAATTATAGCAACTACAGGTACTACACCTGCTGCAACTGATACACACTATGCTTATATTGAATTATTAAGAACAGAGAATGGTAGGCAGTATGGATTAAATGCTTATAGTTCAGCTACTACAACTAACTTAAGTAGAGCTACTAGAATTAAAATAAAGAGTGATACATTAAATGAAGGTAATGGTACTGGTGATTGCCCCGGTGTAGCTACACAAGTATTTAGTGTAGATAGTGGATCTAAAACTAATTTAATTTTTAGACTTACAACACTAGGTCAACAGGGTAAAACAGGTAACGGTACTAATGCTGCCGATTATCAATGTTCATATAACAGAGATATACAGTTACTACATGGCGGAGAAGGCTGGGCAGTAGGTGATGAAGTTACTGTTAGTATGGATCAAGCTAAGACTACATATAGCTATACAGTAGAGGTAACAGAAATTGAAACAGTAGCTGTGAAAGGTACTATAAATGGTGGTGTTAATGGTATCCTAAGACCAGCTCCTACACCTTTTGATTCTGATACAGCTGTTACTGTAGATACAGTATTAGGTGGTATACAAGCATCCTTTAGTGGTACTGGTATTACCTCTACAGTTATAGGTAATGGTTTATATCTAACTGCTAGCTCTGCATTTAATATTGAAGTTGTAGATCAAGACTTGATGAGAGTCATGCAAGATACAGCTAATGATGTCACTAAATTACCATTACAATGTAAGTTAGGATATATAGTTCAGATTACTAATACTCGATCTGCAGATGAAGATGACTACTATGTTAAATTTAGTAGTGCTAATAGTTTAGATGGTTCTGGGTCTTGGATAGAATGTGCTAAACCGGGAATAGCTCTTAGTTTTGATACATCCACTATGCCTCATGTTCTTACTAGACAAGCTGATGGAGACTTCTTAGTTAAAGCTGGTACTTATACAGATAGAATTGTAGGAGATGATGCAACTAACCCTATACCTACATTTGTAGGACAATCAATAAATAAAATACTATTCTTCCGTAATAGACTTTGTTTCTTATCAGGAGAGAATGTAATAACTTCTAGACCGGGGGAGTTAGCTATACCTTCGTTCTGGTCATGGACTGCATTAACAGTTAGTGCTATTGATCCTATAGATATAGCTTGTGCATCAACATACCCTTCAGAATTATTTGATGGAGTAGAATTGAATACAGGTCTTGTTGTATTTAGTACGAATCAACAATTCTTATTAGCCTCAGATGCTGAGATAATGAATCCAGATACAGCTAAGTTAAAGAAACTTTCTGTATTCAATTATAATGAGACAATACCTCCAATATCTCTAGGTACTACTGTAGGATTTGTAGATAGTTCAGGTAAGTATAGTAGATTTAATGAGTTATTCAATGTACAAAGAGAAGGTGAACCTGATGTTGTAGAAACTAGTAAAGTTGTACCTTCATTATTACCTAAAGATATAGATCTTATAACTAATTCCAGGGAAAATGGTATAATCTTATTTGGTAAAACTGGGCAAGATGAAGTACAAGGGTATAAATACTACCAACTTGCAGATAAAAGAGGTCAGTCTTCTTGGTTTAAATGGAAGTTTAATAATCCATTAAAGTATCATTTCATTGTTAATGATGAATACTTCTTCTTAGATACAGATAACTTCTTACAGAAAATGCAGCTTATTCAAGCTGATGCTGATCCTAGTATAGATCAAGATGATGTTAATTATCTGATACACTTAGATAACTATACTACAGTAGGTAGTGGTACATATAGTTCTGCTACTCAATTAACTACATTTACTAATCAATCTGATTGGATAGACCAAGTAACCTCTCCTAATGGTAAACTGGTTGTAATTGATATAGATTCAAATACTGCTAGAGAGGGTAGATATGCAGAATGTACAGTTATTAATAGTGATGATTTCACAGTACCCGGAGATTGGTCTAGTGCTACATTATATATAGGTTACTTATATGATTATCAAATAGATTTTCCACGTATATTTGTAACTAAAGTACAGGGAGAGAAATCTACTGCTGATGTAAGTTCTTCTTTAGTTATACATAGATTAAAGTTCGGACTTGGTAAATCAGGATTATATGAAACTACACTTACTAGAGTAGGTAAAGATCCTTATACTGAGGTATATGAGTCAAGTGTGTTAGATGAATATTTAGTATCTGATGCACCTTACTTAGAGGAATATGTTAAGACTGTGCCTGTATATGAGAAGAATAATAATGTAGAAATAACTTTAAAATCCACACATCCTTCACCATGTACTTTACGTTCTATGTCTTGGGAAGGAGATTATACACCCAAATTTTATAGACGTGCCTAATTACATTCACCCGATAACAATGGAGGCTGCCGTAGAGGTGGCCTTCAATCTACGCCCAGAAGACCGCAGAGAGGTCGAGGAAGGTCATGGGCAAGATCCTCTAGTGGAACTAGTTAAGGCAGCTCAGGAAGGCACCTGTGTGTATTTCAACGTGCCTAACGGCAAGACTGCTGGTATGGCCGGAGTTGAAAAAGGAGGAATAGTTTGGATGTTATGCACACCCGCAATCCATGACTATCCTATTACCTTTGCTAGAGAAGCTAAACGATACATAGATAGTAGACAGGAAGAACTCCTGTGGAATATCGTTGATGAACGTAATAAAGTTCATTTAAAACTACTTAAATTTTTGGGCTTTAAATTTTTGAGAAAAATTTTACATGGCCCTCACCAATTGTCCTTTATAGAGTTTGCCCGTGTGCGCAAAAGATCCTAACGGTCCAGCTAGAGAAGCTGCCCGACAAAGACAAATAGCCAAACATGCTAAGTTCGGCTCAGAGTCAATAAAATATTGGAACAGAGAAACTACCTTTAAAAGAGGTAAAGAATCCATTGCTATGGGCTTCAGTAGAGGCAGAAGTGATGCCTATGCTAAAGCATTAGATATAGTTTCTACTGGAAGAAGACAGAAAGAAGTATTAACAAAAGGATTCGCTGCTCAACAATATGTTGATGAAGGAGGCGGATCAAGAACAGCAGGTAGAAGTAAGTTATTAGAATTACTAGCACAAACTACCCAAATACAAAGAGCTACTGATGATGCATTTGGTAGAAATATGGACATTGTTCATCAAGGATTAAAACGAGATTATGTATCTAAACAAGCTAAAAACAGAGCTAGACTTGGTGTACCGCCTGAATGGGGAGCACCTGTCATGATGCCACCTAGAGATAAATCAGGTCAATTCCTAGCAAGTTTACAGATGGGTCTTGGTATTGCATCTAGTGTAATGTCATTAGGTACTACAAGTTTAACTGGTGCTGCTGGTGGTAACACACTATTTAAAATGATGGGGATAGGTCAATGACAACAAATAGTTCAGCGTGGTTAGAGAACTTAGGAAAAGAAGCTCTATCAGGAACAGATATTAGTAAATCTAATTATATAGAATTTGAGACAGAAGACCTTGTTAAAGCAGTTAATGATAACATGGATTCTGTCACGAAAGGGATAGAAGCAGAAGCTACCGCTGCTGCTGATTGGTATAATAAATGGCACGCTAATAAAAATAGTCAACTAGGAAAGCTTGCAGAGTTAACTAAAACAGGTGGTAAGGTAGCTAGAGGAGCTGTAAACTTTGTAAAGAATGCAAAGGAATTTAATGAGTTTATGAAAACCTTATCTACCGGAAAGGAAGGTGAAGATAAGGATCTAATAAATGAAGATAAAAGACAAGAAAATATTAAAAATATTAAAGGTGAATCTCTGAAAGTTGTAAAAGACTTAGAAAATGAAGGAGCTACACAAGAAGAGATAAACTCAGCTTGGGATGCAGGTGGTGTCATTAGAGATAACTTTGATACTAAGAAAGAAGCTAGATTGTTAATGAAAGAATATTACCCCGGCTGGCGTGATATGCTTCATGAACACGAGTTCACATTAGCAGATGGTAGTAAAGCAAGTCTGAAATCAGCAGGCAGTAAAGAAGAGTATGATGAAATTGATGCTATAATAAATCAATTATTTGTAAATAAAGTTAAAGAAATGGGTTATAGTAAAGGCTTCATGAAGAAGTATATTTATAAACCTATGTTCCAGGAATCTAAATTAAATGCTAAAGAATGGAGAACAGCATTTGATAAAGCTAATTTAACTTCTCAAAAAGAACTTAGAATAAAGGATAAAGTATCAGCAATAGTAGATGAAGAAGACTATAGCTCATTCTTAACTAATATAGAAGACAAAGTTAATTCAGAAGGTGGTAGAGTAAGTTATCAAACAGCTAGAAGAGAAGAAACAGCCGTTCTTTTAGAAGCTGTTAATGCACGGAAAATGAATAGTGATCAAGTTGAAAAGTTAGGTAATTATAAATTTAAAGACCACAATGGTAATGAGGTAACATTTAGAGAATACTGGGGTCCAGAATATAACACACTATATAATGCAGCAATTAAGCTTGAAAAAGACGATGCTTCAGCTAAAGCTACAAAAATAGAAATAGCAAAAACAAACTTAGAAACTGGTACTATAAAGGCATGGCAAGCAAAAGGTGAACCTATCACTTTAGATGAATTAAAAAAAGCTGAAGATGCTTGGAACTCAGAACCGGGATATGGTCCCTTACCTCAATCATATCAGAGTTTAAGAACTCAGTTAGAAAAGAATGAAGGTGAAGATGTAATGTTAGAGAAAATAAAACATAAGTTAAGACAGCAACCTCCTATACCTTTAACATATGCAGATACAAGACTTTTAAGTGCAGAAAACCAGAAGATATATAACCCTTTCATTGGTCAAGGATCTATGTTTGGTAAAGCTGCTGTTGCATTTAATAAAGTTATACTTACTGAAGTTTCGTCTGGTATTGATAATAACAGTGAAATACTTGGAGTTACTTCACAAGATAGAA